CCTGTGCGGCGGCTGGAGCTGTATCTGGCACTGTTCGGCTATCATGGGAGCCACTACACCCTGACCTTTGACGACGCGCATTTACCAAAGAACTTTCAGGATGTCCGCAAAGCACTAACTGCTTTCTTCCGGCGCATGAAGCGGTGGCGAGATGGGAAGCCGTTCGACTACGTATACGCCATCGAGGCGCTGACGACAAACTGCCGGTACCATGTACACCTGATCCTGAACGATGACGAGTTCCAGCCCGCAGTGGTACAGTTCCTCTGGAAAGCAGGCTTTGTGGATGATGTGCCGCTTCTCAAGTGGCGATATACCTACCGTGGGAAGGAATTCAAGGGCTACTACGGAATGGCCGTGTACCTGAATAAAGAGCGGCCGGACGGTTTTTTTATTCCAATCGGGAGGCATCCATGGAGCGCCAGCAAGGCCCTTCGGGCCAAGTTGCCAGAGCCTGAGAGGTTCGAGGCTGAGACGGACCATATTGAGATCCCGGAGGCTGCGGCAGTGCTGGAATGTGATTTGCAGGCGGGCAATGTGTTCGGGAGGTATTCCCTGGCGGCTTATCTGCTGCCTGAAAACAGTACTTTATTTAGAATATGATTCATCTACTTGTAATATGGTGTATTTTTGTGGACACTTTTGAAAAGAGGGGGAAAAGGCCTTGCAAACCGATATGAAACCTGTTAAACTAACAGTGAAGAACGGGTGGGTCATTTGTCCCGTATGCGGGAAAGGAAAAATTCTGAAACTAAATCCAGATTCTTTCGTTCACAACCTGCCGAGACTGTGCAAGCGGTGCGGGCAGGAAACCATCGTGAATATCGAAGCGCCTGAGCCAGCGTCCAAAGAGACCAGCGCCTGAGCCATGAAGCATCCCAAGCGGGTGCGGAAGGCTTGGGCGTTTTTATTTTGCACCGTGGAGGTGCTAGCCCATGGGCATCAGCGAGAGCCGGCTGGAACAGCTGCGGGGCATGATAGCGGCGGGCTCTTCGGATGATTTCTACGACTGGACCGAGTGGGTCCACACACGGGCCCAGGTGCTGGCCTATGATCGGGGCGAGTGCCAGCGATGCAAGGAACTGCATCGTTACCGTAAGGCTGTGATTGTCCACCACGTCAAGCACCTGCGAGAACGCCCAGACTTGGCGCTGTCTCTGTTCGACCCGGACACTGGAGAGCGGCAGCTTGTCAGCCTTTGCCGTGCGTGCCATTGGGAGGCACACCCGGAGCGTTGGCGGAGATGGCGTCCAAGATCGAACCAGAAGCCGCCGCTGACCGTAGAGCGATGGGACTGATACCCCCCCACTGAAAAAACGAAAAATCGCACCTCGCCCCGTATCATTGTGGGTTTCAAGACAAAAGGGAAATTTAGAGCTCTCACGCGGGGCGGCGCGTACGCGGGCGTGCGTTTTGTTGGAATCTTTTGACATGAGTACACCGGATCGGCGTCGGTCAGGAACGGATTTGAAGAATAAGCGAAATCTCTCGGCTTTCGTGTGACAGCCCGTGCCGGAAGGAGGAAACCCAAGTGGAGAATATTCGGGAGAGCAAGGAGTACAAAAAGCTGGAACGGGCGCTGAAGAAGAGCCTGAAGGACCGGGGCCTGACTGCTTTGACGTACCGGGACAAAGCTGAGGAATATCTGGACTTTTGGGTCAGACGGCAGGAGCTCAAGGCGGATATTGCCAGCCGGGGCCTGACTGTGGTGGACGACAGGGGCCGCCAGAGCGAAAACCGCAGCGTGTCGCTGGAAATCCAAGTATCCCGACAGATGCTTGCTCTGTGGAACGCCCTGGGCTTTAAGGCGGAGGACCTGAGCAGAGAGGATGACGATGAACTGTGAGCTGCCGCCCGAAATCCAGGACTATCTGGAACTGGTGGAGAACGGGCAGCGGCGGGTGTGCGAGGAACAGAAGGCTATGGCCGCACTGGTGCGGCGGTGCTTTGAATCGGATGACATTTATGTCGATACCCAACAGCTGGGCAAATACCTGAAGCTGGAGAAGTATTTCCCGTACAAGCTGTTTCCGTGGGAAAAGTTCCTGCTGGCTGTTTGGGATTGCACCTATTGGAAGGATACCGGCCTGCCTCGATGGCCCACCTTGTTCGCTCTGATGGGGCGCGGGAGCGGAAAGGACGGATTTATCTCCTTTGACGCCTTCTGCTCCATCTCACCCTACTGTGAGAGCCCTCGGTATGACGTGGACATCTGCGCCAACCTGGAGGAGCAGGCCATGCGCCCCCTGGCCGATCTGGTGGATGTTTTGGACCAGCCGACAGGCAGGGTGAGGAAGCTTCTGGATAAGCATTTTTATCACACGAAGGTCATGGTACAAGGCCGGAAAAACAAGGGGGCGGTCCGAGGCCGTACCAATAACCCCAAGAGCCGGGACGGTATGCGGACCGGCAAGGCCGTTTTCAACGAGATCCACCAGTACCAGGACTACGGAAATATTACCGTATTCCGCACCGGCCAGGGAAAAGTGCCCCATCCAAGGGTTGGATACTTCAGCTCCAACGGGAATGTCTTTGACGGGCCGCTGGACGATCTTGCAGCCAAAAGCCGCCGTATTCTCCTTGAGGGAGAAGATGACCATGGCTTTTTCCCCTTCATCTGCTGTCTGAAGGACAAGGATCAGGTACACGACGAAGAAAACTGGTATATGGCGAATCCCTCCCTGGCGTATATGCCCCACCTGCTCCAGGAGACCCGTGCCGAATATCAGGAATGGGTCGAGAACCCTGAACAGAATCCGGATTTCCTGACCAAGCGGATGGGGCTGCGGTCCCAGGCAGCGGAGATTGCGGTGACGGACTATGACAAAATCAGGGCAACGAAAGGGAAACTTCCGGATCTACGGGGCTGGACCTGTGTGGCGGGGCTGGACTACGCTGAACTCAGCGACTGGGCGGCGGTTAACCTTCACTTCCGTAGGGGGGAACAGCGCTTTGACATCAACCACTCTTGGCTTTGTACACAGAGCAAAACGCTCCACCGGGTCCGGGCCCCGTGGCGGGAGTGGGCAGAGCGGGGTCATATCACCGTGGTGGACGATGTGAGTATTCACCCCGACTTGTTGGCCGGGTGGCTTTCGCGGATGGCCAGGTTTTACAACATCAAGGCGCTGGCCATGGATAACTTTCGGTGGACACTGGTGAGCACAAGCATGAAGCAAATTGGCTTCGACCCGGAGAGGAAGAACGTGAAGCTGGTCCGACCCAGCGATATCATGAAGGTGGAACCAGTGATTCAGGAGTGCTTCAACCGCGGCCTGTTTACATGGGGGGATGTTCCCCCTTTGCGATGGGCGGTGAACAATACCAAGCGAGTGCGCGCCAGCCGAACCATCGGCGTGGACACTGGGAATTTCATCTATGCGAAAATTGAGGCGAAGAGCCGCAAGACGGATCCCTTTATGGCACTGGTAGCCAGCATGACCATCGAGCCGCTGCTGGGGGCGGGAGCTCTGCCCCTTGGGGAACTGCCGAAGGTAATCGTGGTTTAGGAGGTGAAGAGCCATAGGAATCAAGAATTGGGTGTCGAAATGGGTTGGCGGCGGACGCAAGTTCGAGGAGGTCTGTGTCCGGGACCTGCTGGACGCCGCGGAGGAGTACCGGGTGCGGGAGCTGGCCTTTCATACCTGCGTTTCCATGATTGCCAATGCTATCGGGCGCTGCGACTTCCGGACCTTTGAAAACGGGAAGGAGGTCCGGGCGGAAGACTACTACCTCTGGAACGTGGACCCTAACGTGAATCAGAACAGCACGGCCTTCCTCCACAAGATGATCTACAACCTGTACCAAAATAATGAAGCGCTGATTGTCCCGGTACGGCGCCGGGGGGCGGTGGACGCGCTGGTCGTTGCGGACGATTGGACAGTCCCCCATCCCTATGTTTCCCGGCAGAATGAATATGAGGGTGTTCAGGTAGATGATTTGATCTTCAACAAGCGGTTTAAGGAGGAGGACGTGTTCCACCTGCGGCTGAGCCATTGTGATGTCAAGCCTGTACTGGACGGCCTGTTCAGCAGCTATTCCCGTTTGATCTCCGCGGCTATGAACAATTACACCTGGGCCAACGGCCAGCACTGGAAGGTCACAGTGGACCAAGTGGCCGGAGGCGGGGAAAATTGGGTAAAGAAATTTCAGCAGATGGTGAATGAGCAGATCCGGCCCTTCCTGAACGCCCAGAGCGCAGTGTTGCCAGAGACAAGCGGCTACAAGTACGAGATAATGGGCAAGGTAACAGACGCCCAGCGTGATGCGGCCCACATCAAGAACCTGATTCAGGACGTATTTGATTTCACGGCCAACGCGTTCCTTATTCCCCCAGTGCTGCTCCGAGGACAGGTGGAAGGGATCGCAGACGCCAACAACCGCTTTTTGACAAACTGCATTGACCCGCTGGCAGACCAGCTCAGTGAGGAGATCACCCGAAAGCGGTACGGTTATGAGGGCTGGAAGCGGGGCTGGTATATGCGGGTGGATACCAGCGCCATCGGACACTTCAATCTGTTTGACAACGCCCCGGCGGTAGAGAAGCTGATTGGGTCCGGGTACAGCTATAACGACGTCCAGCGGGCCGCCGGCGGCCAGGAAATCGACGAGCCCTGGGCGAATGAGCATTTCTTGACCAAAAACTTCGCGCGGGCGGAGGAAATCTTAGAAGGAGGAGAGAACCATGAACCCTAAAAGCTATTTTAGCGTAAGGCAGCAGGGGCGGGAGGCCGATATTTACATATTCGGCGATATCGTCTCCGAACAATGGGATGAAGCAGAAACCTCGCCCACCAGCCTGAAGAATACCATCAAGGGCCTGGATGTGGACGTGATTAACGTACATATCGACAGCCCTGGTGGAGCTGTGTCGGCCGGTTGGGCTATCTACAACGAACTCAAGCAGCATCCGGCCCGGATCAGAACCTACGGGGAAGGATTCATTGCCTCCGCCGCACTGTATCCTTTCATGGCGGGGGATGAACGGTATGCCATGAACCCGTGTGCGTTCTTTTTCCACAAAATGAGCCAAGGTGTGTACGGGAACACCGATGAACTGCGAAAAGCGGCGGAGGAACTGGACAAGCTTAACGAAATTGGCCGCTCCGCCTTTACTGACAACACTCCTATGACGGCGGAGGATGTCAAAGCCCTGGAACAGGCGGAGACTTGGCTCAGCCCCGAGGAGGCTCTGAATCTGGGCATTGCTACGGCGGTTATGACCAGCAAGCCGGATATTGCTGTGGCGCAAAGTGCCAGAGCCGCTATTATCCAGCGGGTGCTGCGGCACTTGCCGGAGGAGAAGGCCAGAGATGAGCCTGTGGAAGAAATCAAGCCGAAAGCCGATGAACCGAAGCCCGCCACCGTGATGGAGCGGCTGGCGGCTATGACAAGAAAGGAAGGATAGAAAATGAGCTTGCTTAATCCCAAACTTCAGGACGAAAAGCTCCAGGATCTGCGGCAGAAGCACATGGACGCAATGGCGTCCAACGATCCCCAGCAGTATATGGACACCCTGGACGCACTGATGGCCTACCACGGTGAGGTGCTTCAGCGGGAGTACATGGAACTGCAGGGCGAGCTGGACAACGGGATCCGGGCCGGCCGGGGCGAGTGGGTCCAGACCAGCAAGGAAAAAGAGTATTTTCAGAAGCTGGGAGACGCCATGCGGACGAAGAACCCGCAGCAGGCCCTGGCCAATCTGGATGTGGTCATGCCCCAGACGGTATTTAACAACGTTTTTGATGACCTGCGGACCAATCATCCCCTGTTGAGCCGTATCCGGTTCCAGAATACCAACGGCGCCATTAAGTTCCTCATGAACCTGAACGGCTACCAGCGTGCGGCGTGGGGCCCTCTGTGCTCTGAGATTATCCAGGAGCTGGCCTCCGGCTTCAAGGAGGTGGACAGCACCCTCCTGAAGCTCTCCGCGTTTATCCCCGTCTGCAAGGCCATGCTGGATCTTGGCCCGGAGTGGCTGGACCGGTACGTCCGGGAGATCCTGTACGAAGCCCTGGCCAACGGCATGGAGTATGGTATTGTCAATGGCACCGGCAAGGACGAGCCCATCGGCATGATCCGTCAGGTGGGGGACGATGTGACCGTGACTGGAGGGGTCTACCCTGAAAAGACGCCGATCAAGGTGACGAATTTTTCCCTGCCCACCATGGGAAATCTGGCGTCTATCCTGGCGGCCAACCCCAACGGGCAGGCGCGGAAGGTAAACGATTTGATCCTGCTGGTCAATCCCCAGGACTACTTCCAGAAGGTAAGCTCCGCTTACATGATGCTGACGCCTCAGGGCAGCTACGTCAGCACCATGCCCTATGACGTGCAGGTCATCCAGTCTGCCGCACTGCCCAGGGGAAAGGCCGTGTTTGGGATCGCCCGGCTGTATCTGGCTTTTGCCGGGATGTCTAAGGACGGGCGGATCGAGTACAGCGATGACTATCACTTTTTGGAGGACGAGCGGGTCTATCTCTTCAAGACCTACGCCAACGGTATGGCGGCGGATAATAACGCGTTCCTGGAGCTGGATATCAGCGAGCTGCAGCCTGTAACCTACAAGGTCACACTGGAGCAGCCGGGAGAACCCTCCACGGACGCCGGCCTGTCTGACCTGAGAATCGGCAGTCTGACCCTGAGCCCCGCCTTTGACGGCGTTACCACCAGCTATACCGCCGCTACCACCAACGCCACCAATACCGTCAACGCCATCCCCACATCCGCCGGGTCCGCTGTCAAAGTGACCGTGAACGGCAAGGAGATTGACAACGGCACGGCGGCTGCCTGGCAGAGCGGAGCTAACACTGTGCAGGTGGATGTGACCGCGGAGGACGGCACCACAACCAAGAGCTACACCGTGACGGTTACACAGGAAATTTAACCTATGGACGCGGCACTCTTGTCGGATGTGAAGAACTACCTGGACGTAACCTGGGATGACCCGGAAACGAACAGAAAGCTCACGGGGTTGATCGAGGCTGGTACCGCCTATTTGAACGACAAGGCCGGGGAGGCGATGGACTACAGCGCCCCCGGCTACGGCCGGACGCTGCTGATGGAGTATGTGCGCTACGCCAGGGACGGGGCCGCGGACGTGTTTGAGAACAACTACCGCCACCTGATTCTGGCGATGCAGCACGAGAGGAGGCTAACCCATGCGAAGGATGCCCTTCCGTCCGGACAATGAGATCAGCCAAACCTTCAACGACGGTGTGTGCACCATTTACACCCAACGGGATACCGCCAAGCCTGGCTATAAACCCAAGCCGGAGTTGGAGAAAAAGGCCGCCCTCCGGTTTGAGGAACAGCGGATGGGGTTGAACCGGTACTATATGGGCCGTCAAGTCAATGTGGAGGTGGAGCGGGTACTCCGGGTACCCCTCCCGCCTCTCCCGCAGGCGCCAACGCCCCAGGACGTACTAAGCGTTGATGGTGAGACCTTCTATCAGATCTATTTTGTCCAGACTGTGCCGGGCGTGCGGCCTCCCTGTGTGGACCTGACGCTGGTGCGCTATAAAAGGGGGGCGGCGGATGCGCTGGTATAAGAAGATCATCGCCGCCCACAAGGCGGTTACCGAGCAGGTAAGCCATTTGGAGCGGCTGAAGTCCGAACGGTACTTTGTATGGCAGGAGGACGGCGGCAATGACCTGAGCGCGGACGGAGAACACGCGGAGCGAGCGGTCACCGGTTTTACCGACCTGTTCACCACCGTGGAGTTTGACCCCTGGGTGGAGGCCCTTGGTGACAGCCTTTCCAGCTATGGGATTGCCTGGAGCCTCCGGGATGTGCAGTATGAGGAAGAAACCGGAATTACCCATTACACCTGGGATTGGGAGGTAACAGATGGCGAAGATGGAATTTAGGGGCATCGACGAATACACCGCGAAGCTCAGCCGGCTTTCCGCTTCCTTGGAAGAAAAGGTGCTGGGAGCTGCCGTTTACGACGGCGCGTCCGTTATGGCGGATGCTGTCCGGGCCGCGCTGGCAGAGGTGCCCACCGACGAAAGCCACAACAAGGAGGAAAAGAAGGACGGTCCCGCCAGGGCAGACAAAGAAGCCGTACGGGATGCCCTGGGTATTACTCCCTTACGAAACGATGGCGGATATGTCAATCGAAAAATCGGCTTTACGAAGGATTACGTAGGTAAACGTACTACGCGGTACCCCAGGGGCCGGCCGGTGCTAATGCTGGCACGGGCCATCCGCAGCGGTACCAGCTGGATGCAGGGCCATGACTTTATCAAGAAGGCCGTCAAGAACAGCGAAAAGCGGGCGGAGGCAGTCATGGCGGCCCGAGTGGAGAAGGAAATCGAAAAAATCATGAATTAAAAATGTGTCCAACTTGGACACAAAACAAGGAGGTAAACAGCTATGGCAAAAATCGGCGTTTCTAAACCGTATTACGCGCTCTATAACGCCACTGGGAACACCGTTACTTACAGCGACGGCGGCGTCCTGGGCCGGGCCACGTCGGTAGACCTGACCATTAACACCAGTGAGGATAATAACCTTTATGCTGACAACGGCATTGCGGAAACCGACCGCGCCTTTACCGACGGCACCCTTACCCTGGGTACCGACGACCTGAGCCAGGATGTCAGCAAGGCCATCCTGGGCGCGACGGCGAACCCCCTGGGGGAAATCGACGGGGTGACGGACAAGGACACATCGGAACTGATCTATGACGATAATATGACCTATCCTTACCTGGGCGTTGGCTTTATCGTCAAGGGGCAGTATATGAATGCGCCCTATTTCCGCGGGGTGGTTTTGCCCAAGGTGATGTTCTCTGTGCCCGGTGACGCTGCCGAAACCCAAGGGGAGACCATCGAGTGGCAGACCCCGGAACTCACCGCCACCATCCTCCGGGACGATACCGTGGGCCACGTCTGGAAGCGGGAGGCCCGCTTTACCACCGAGCCCCAGGCGGAAGCTTACATCAAGAGCCTGCTGAACATCACAGCGGCAGCGCCGGCGGTGTACTCCGCCCGGAAAGCGGCGGCGAGGAACAATGAAGTATGAACCGAACAGTAGAGATTGATATCGCCGGGAAGACATGGCCGATGCTCCTGACCCTGTGGGCCTACAGTAAAATCTGCGACGAGTACGGCAGCATGTCTGACTGTCTGAAAACCTTGGACGGCTTGGTGAAGGCGGGGGACAACCGGGGCCTTATCCAGCACTACACCGGGCTGATGGATACACTGCTGCTGGCCGCGGCCCATAAGCCGGCCTCTCAGGAGGTCTGTCCACCGAACCCGCCGGACAGGCTCATGCTGCTGGATCTGTTTTCTCCTGGTGACCTCCCCTACATCCAGCGGAAGGTATTGGAAGCCATCCAGGTGGGCCAGAGCCGGGAGGTGGGCGCGGAGGCCCCAAAAAACGGCGAGGGGGCCGCAGAAGGGCCGGCCCCCGAAGGTTAACCCCTGTCTGGTATTTGTGGTACGCCATGGCCTGCGGTCTCAGCAGGGCGGAGGCTAT